CACCAATGCATCCAAGAAGCACGCATCACCGCCATAGAAACCAAACTCGAGAACAAGAAAGAACACCTGCACGAAGTGGATGAGGACTACTACCATCTCCGTGACAAATTGGAAGCGATCAACATCAATGTAGCAGAACTAACAACTATAATGAAGGCAAATCAGAATAAGGAGCTCGAAAATGACAAGAAAATAGATGACCTGACAAAGGAATTGGGTAACTTGAAAACAGAAGTGATGAATGTAGACAAGAAAGTTGAAAGGACAAATAGCAGCCTTGACACTTTGAAGTGGCTGATACCTATAGCGTGTACAATTTTATCGTTTATTGTTAATTATTTAATCTGATGATGTTTATACTTTTTATTCACTTTTAATCTACCAAAAAAGAGAATAGTGAGGAAAAAAATGAGATGGAAAACTAGGATAACTATCATAACCCCAAAAGGCAATGAAAAAGTTGAAACCAACAACGCCTATGAGAAGTTTTGCTATTACCGTGACCTTGGGGAGAAGAGAAGTTATCAGAAAGTAGCAGACCATTATAACATTAGCCTTCCTGCTATCAAGAATATGGCCAAGAAGTATGATTGGCAGAATCGTTTGCACGAAATGGTAGATGCAGAATTGGAACAGAAAAGGAAAGAAAATGCTCGCAAAAAAAAGGCTACTGTCAAGAGGCATAAGAATACTGGGAAGAAATCGCAGGAAGACATACAGAAACTTATCGATAATATACTTGATAACAGTATGATTCCTGATGATGAGAAAGCCAAGGCAGTAGCGCCATTGTACAATCAATTATTTAAGGCAATTGATGTAGAGCGTACTGCAAATCATTTGCCAAAGCAATATAATGACAAGCAGAAAGTGGAAGCCACTAATGAAATAAATGGAGAGTTGAAACTTCAGAACAAACTATTATTTGCTGACAAGAAGTCCTATCAGAAAACGATTACTGAACTTGAAGACCTGCTAGAATAAAATAAAGAAAGAATATGCTATGTCCCTTGTTACAACATTTCCAAAGGAAGAGTATAATGATGACTTGAAGAACATTTTCATAGAGTCAATCATTGAGAATCCATATATCCCTTATGCTCCTTATCAGAAGCAACAATTGGCAATACTTTACAGTTGCAGATTTAATCAGCTGAATCAATTGCTAGTGGGGGCTGGAGGATTCGGAGGCAAGACATACTTAGGCAGTATGCTAGCAGTACAATACCTTCCCTTTGAAGAGGATTACACTTGCCTAGTAACCCGTAGAAACTATGCGGAATTACTTGATACAAATAGCGTCTGGGATAATCTTATTGACTGGTGTTGCGATGAATCTTTAGGGAAAGATTACTGTTGCGATTACAAGCTAAGCCCAACTCCAAGAATCATTGCACCTAACGGGCATACTATATATTTCAAGGCTTTTGACCAAGACAAGAAAAAGCAGAAATTCAAATCTGCAAGTTATGATAGGATTATCAATGATGAAGCTTCAGAGTTGCCACCTAGTGTTTTGCAGTTTCAGTATAGATCAAGCAGGAACACCAGTAACATCCCATTGTCTATAGTGAATTTGAGTAACCCTTCAGAAGATAATCCCAAATGTAATGATTATCTTGTTGAGAAGTTCGTGGATGGTGTGGAGCCTTATATTGCTATGGATTGGCGTGACAATCCATTTATTGATAAGGCAGCATATGAGAATAGTTTGAATCAATTGGATTATGTTAGCCAACAGTACCAGAAGTATGGGAACTGGCATTATAAGCCAACTGTTGGAGATTTGATTAATCGTGAAGACATACTAAAGCAGTTGTTGAATGTTCAGATTAACCATACTGATGTACGATTCAGTTTGATAGGAATAGACCTTGCAGGTAAAGGCAAAGACAAATTCGCAATCTGCCGTTATGACTTACTGAATAATGGATTGGAAACTATATCAGATTTCAGTCAAACCGAATCAAGTATGCCAGAGGATATGCTACTCAATTTCGTTGCGAAGCATAATCCGAACACTTATGCTCCAGTCACTAGTGTGATCGTGATAGAGCAGGAAGGAGGGGGAAGTCCACTCTATGCACAGAGATATTTCCAAGAATTACTGCAAGAGTTCAATATTCCCGTAGTCTTGAAGACTCCAAAGGGCAGCAAGTATCAGAGGGCTAGGCCTATGTATCGTATGCTACGGAATGGGCAAGTGAAAGTGTTGCAGTCCTGCAACTGTTTGGATGATTTCATTGATGAATCAGTTGGTTTGATGCCTGTTATGAAGAAGTCTCCGAACCTTGTCGATTCAGCTACATTGGTTCATAATTTTTTGCATAATGATATTCTGAAGTCTGGAACCAGCATCCATATTGGGGGGAGAATCGGAACATAATAATTATTATTATTGTTATCATATTATGGGATTTTAGGATTGGAAGGAGAACAAAAAAAATACACTGCTAAAAATTATTAAAGGGTTGTACAATTAAATCAAGTGGAAACAAACTACTATTGATTATATTATGCCATATTTTCAATAAAATTAACACTCACACTCTTTCCAATCCTATAAATCCAAACCTCATACATATAAAACATAATAAAATTTCACAAAAATAAAAAAAAGAAAAATGGGAGTAAAAAAGGAAGATGAAACTCAATCTAAACACCAATGTCAACGATGAAATACTGCAGATTCACAAAAGCATAGCCAGCAACCTAAAAAGCAGCGACTACTTCGTAGCACAAGATGAAGGCACAGCAAGAATCGGAGTCGAACTAAAGCCACCAGTACCAATGGCTGACTGCAAATTTGTATTCGACAACAGCAGCTATGTGGCGAAATGCTGCCGCATACTCGCAAAAGACATCATCCTGAACAAACTGACATTGGTAAACGATGATGACCCAAAATATGACAATGCAGTCAAGAAGATACAGGATAACCTGATTGAGAACATCTACGAACTATACTACATCCTAATCGACTACTACTATGCAGGAATCGGTGCAATAGAATACGCAACAGGAAGGCATCGTTTCAAGTTGAAGCAGATTCCAATCAACACCTGCAAGATAATCCGCATAGAATTGAATGGATCCAATTACTACCTATTGCAGCAGAAGATACAATCCACTACCAATTATTTCAAGATAATGGGGGAAGAGTATCCTGAAGGTTTCTTCAAGTACAACAATCAAAGACTAGGAGAATGCAGCCTTATCGGTGGAGACAATTTCTATCAGTTCTTCAGCACTCCTTTATGGACTCAGGAAAAGGATAAGATATTCACAGAAATAGCAATCAGTTCCAAAAACTACAATACAATTTCAAATGGGAATATTGCAACTGGAATATTGAACATTAACCTAGAACCGCAGATTGTTAAGCCTGTAATGTATGATGATAATGGGAATGTAATCCAGACAAAGTCAAGGGAGGACATTATAGCTGAAGAAATAACCAACACCGATTCGGGCATTGCTGTTGTGTTCACTGAATCCAATAGGCCAATCACTTTCGATTTCACTAATATTGAAAACAGCAATTACTCTTACTTGGAATCATTGCAGGAAAAGGCAGAACAAAGTGTCCTTAACTGCTACAATATCCCCCTTGCCCGTTTGATGATTAACACGGAAAAGGAATCAATGAACAGTAACAAGACCCAATCCATATGGGAAATCTATACACTCGACCTTGCTACTGAACAACAGAAGATTAAGGAATTCATAAGAGAATTGATTTACGAATTGTACACTATCCGTGTTAGTGTTGAGATTGAACTGCCAATATTCAGTGATAGGCGTGAGATTGAAATCAACAACATACTAAATGAATGGGACAAGGGCATACTGACATTAAGACAGACCATAGAAGCATTAAGTGAATATACTAGCGTTATTGATTTGAACACTTATGACTTCAGCAAGAATGAAGACCTTTGGGATTACAGACAAATCCAAGGCTACTATGAATTGTTGAATGAAGTGGACCTTCTCAAGTTGGATGATATTGAGAATCAGATTGATGCATTGAAACCAGTATAGGAGAACACTAGTTATGAGATTGAACAATTTCAATCGGAAGGAATACCTGCACAATAAAAGATTAGCGATTATTCAAAAGACTAAACTTCCATTGCAGATACGCTTGCAAAGAATCAACAATAAGGCAATAGATGAATACATCCTATACGATAGTGGCCAGACAGACATCGAAGACTACGGAACCCCCTACTATAAGGAAGAAATTTTATTGGCAGAAGTGGGGAAAGAGAATTTCCTAGCGACATATACGGATATGAGCCGATTATTGGATAGGAGCATTGTCAATCAGAACCATATAACAAATATGGAGAAGTACAATGCAAGCAAGCAGATAAGCGATAGGATTACCAAGGTTGAAGTGGAGCGTATCAACAAGAACCTCCAGTATGTGGAGAAGACCTTATCCGAAGCTGAATTGAACATTGATGTCTATAAGAATCTGATTGAAAAACTTCCAAGGCAAGTATCTAGGCAGGATATGCTTGAGAAAGCCCTTGAAACTGGAAAGAATTATAAAGGCAGAGAATATTCCTTCAGAGAGTTAAGCCAAGTTAGCAGAGACCTTGAAAGATACAAAACCAATGCAATGGATTACGATGTCAGTATGATTGAGAACCAGCAAGCCAATAGGGAGGGTATGCCCCCTCCAAACACTACAAAGACTTGGATATGGTCTCAACTTGAAAATACCAGACATAGTGAAATGGATGGGGAGACAGTCAGATTCACAGAAAAGTTCCGTGTAAGGAATGAGAGAACTGGGGATATTGACTATATGAGATTCCCACAGGATATTGAGAACGATACATCCAATTGCAGCAACACCTGCAATTGCTGCTGCACATATGAAATAAACTAAATTTTATATTATTTTTCTCTGAAATCATCAAAAATCAAAAAAGAATATCTTTATTGGAGTATTAGAAGGTGGTTAAATTGAACATATGTAAACAAAAGGCATTATATGTGAAAACCTGCATCATCCAAAACGGAGTGCCAGATTTTCACGAAGATGTCCTAAACGCAACTGATATAAAAAAAATATTCACTTCTTTTAATAATCAGGACCAGTTTGAAATCTATCACGAAGAGATTCCGATAGAAGCGGTCAGTTTGTTGGAGAATTATATCAGTCAGACAGACGAACAAATCGGAAGCACATTAGTCCCCAAAGGGAGTTGGAATGCTGTTATCCGTGTAGACAATCCACTTATTAAAGAGAAGCTCCTTAATGGTGATTTCGGAGGAGTAAGTCTCAACAATAGAGTTCAGACTAGTTGTTCAACTGGTCTTGCTGGAAGGATACGATATTCCGACCTTCGGGATGCGGAATGTGTCATTCCGATCTATATTAGTTTTGTTGAAGAGCCTGCAAATCTTGTGGGATTGCACATTATGGATTATAATGTGTATATTCAAAAGAGCAAAAGTGAAAATGATGGTGGTAAAAGAATGAGTTTACTTGATGACTTGAAGGCCTTGATCAAGAAGGCTGAAGAGGAAGTTGAAGATGCGGAAACTCCAACAGCAGGTGAAGCTGCCGAAGAACCAGTTGAGGAAATTGAAAAAGAAGCAACTGATGAAAAAGAAGATGAAGAGGCAGTTGAAGAGGAACCAGTAGCAGAAGAAGAGATTCAGAAAGATGCTACTGCTGATGGAGAGAAAGCGGAAGCAACTGAAGAGGAAGCCCCTGAAGAGGAGCCAGTAATAGAAAAATCAGAAGAAACCGAAACCGAAACCGAAGAGGTGGAGATTCAGAAGGAAGCAGAGGATATTGTTGAAGAGGTAGTTGAAGATGATGCTATTGTCTTTGATGCCGAAGCGGAAATCAACGCATTGAAAGAGGAAATCGCACAACTCAAAACTATCGTTGAAGAGTTGTTGCCAAAGAACCCTATCGATGAAGAAATCGTTGTAGAGGAGGAACCCTCTGATGAGCCTATAATCACCAAGTCTGCAAAGATTGAAGTGACTGAAGAGCCAAGTGGTTTAAGTGATGATTTCTATACCAGAACTGGAAGAGACCCTCTCACTGGCAAGAAGATCAGAAGGCAATCCAAGATTTTAAATTAACATTTTATAATTTTTTTGTGTGTTTGTTCAGCATTTGGCATAGGAATGTTGAACACGAAAATTTGAATCCTATGCGTTTTTGAAAACTTGATTTGATAATGTTTAATTTTTTCAGAAAAATTCTGAACAATTAAAAAAAAATTTGAAAATATTTGATTAACTAAAGTGATGTGTGATATATATGAATATTACTAAAGCAGATATCGATGCAAACAAGCCAGTTATCGTTAAATGGGCTAAAACTTTACAATCCAGTGGTGTGGCTACTGCAGGTGTACTTGCAGGTCAAGCTGAAGAGTTCATCACTAGAATTGAAAATGAATCCGAATTGCTCGGACAGTTAAGATATGTTGAAATGGATGGTGAAACCCAAGACATCCAATCATTAAGAGTAAGAGCTAACCTTATGAATATGATGAAATTGTCTGGTGCATCTGGTGCAGGAACCCAAATCGACAACTTGTCTAGTGTTACTGAAACCGAACCAACCATCCTCAAGCAAACACTTGTAGCAGTACCATTAACTGCATACACTTACATTCCAAAGACTTTCTTGAAAACCAATATTGAACACGAAGGTTTCATTGCAAAGTACGAATCCTTACTCGTACCTTCCGTTGCTTACAGTGCAGAGCAAATCGCTATTTTCGGTAAGAACACTCAAGCAGATGCAAAAGGTATCCACGCAATGAAAGGTATCCTTGCACAATTGGATGATGTAGCAACTGCTTCCGTTGACACTACCACTCACGATTTGAAAGCAGGTTACCCACTCGGAAAATATGGTTACTACGATGACACCACTAGCGGACACACTCCCGCTTGGGCATCCATCAATGCAGGCACTGGCTACAAAATCATTCCACAAATCGATGCAATGTTAGCAGCTTATACCGCTCAAGGCGGAAAACGTAAAGAAGCAAACATCTATGTTTCCTCTAAATTAGAAGCATTACTCATTGCAGAAGCTGCAGCTCGTGAAACCGATGGCGGTGACAGACTGTTCTTCAATGACAACGGCAACCTTGTATTAAGAGGCCGTGAAGTCATCCAATTGGATGCTCTTGACAACCCAGTAAACAGTTACGCTGACGAAATCATCATCGCAAACCCAGACAGTATCGCTTATGGTCCAGTGATGAATATGGAATCCGAAGCTGCATATGTCATTGAGAAAAAATCCTACTTAACTAGTGTGGATGTTATGTTTGATGTAGGTATCATCTTCGCTGAAGATGTACTCTATGCGGATGTTGATTACACTCCCAAAGGGAGCTAAGGATATAACCGTTACTGTATCCGATGGAACTAATGCAGTAAGTGGTGCGACAGTAACCATTGAAGGCCAAGCACAAACCACAGACAATAATGGTAAAGCCTCTTTTGAGGACATTACTGAAGGAAGTCAAAGTGTGACTGCTACAAAGACTGGATTCGCAGATTATAGCGGAAGCATAACTGTTGGATCAAGTACCAGTTTCAGCATCACTATGACTCCAGTCGGAACCTTGACCGTGACAGTTACCGATAGTGAAGATACTCCTTCACCTATCAGTGGGGCTACTGTTGTAATCGGTGAAACCACAAAGACCACTGGCGAAGATGGTAAGGCGGAATTCCCTAACCTCGCATATGAGGATAAGTCTGCAACCATCAGTGCTACTGGATACGCCACAAAGACAGAGACTTTGGCTTTCAGGTCAAATCATAAGTCCTTCACTGTTGCATTAGTTGAAGAACAGCAAGGGGATGGGTAAACTTTCCCCTTTTTTCATAAAAAAAATTATGATGATTTTAAGGTGATAATGAATGAGTGTAGAATACACTACTGATATACAGGAACAGATACTTTCTCACTTGGATGGATGGGTAGTTGAAGCAGAACAGGAAAACCTTCAAGATAATGCAACAACAACCACTACTGTTAATGTAAATGATGGGGAAGTTCAACCATTTATCACCGACATAACAACATATGCAGACAACCCAAACAAGAAAATAACCTCCAAGGAAGTACAGGATTTCTACGAAGAAGCACTAGACAAGGCATATATGCATACCAATCGTTTGAATGTTGAAGACCTCTCCGAACTGGAAGAGGAAATGTTCATCAAAGGAGTATGCCTATTGGCTGCAAGTGACTTATGGAACAAGTACAATATCCGTGTCAATAACGAAGATATGGAAGACACCTATGTTCAGAGCTATGGAGGATTGCTTTATAAGCAGGCCTTGAATATACTGAACAGTTTCATCAATCAGAGAGTTTTCACATTGACAAGCATCAAGCAGAAGAACAATACTTGCAATAATGGTGCTTGGTACTTATGAGCGGATTCATCCCTGAAATCACAACAACTGTAAGCGTAGAAGCACATACAGAGGAACTGGAAAAGTCAATCGGCATAATGCTAGACAATGAAATAATGTCCCAATGCTTTGATGATGTCATCGACTATCTGACAGAGAAGATAGAGGAGACAGATAACCTTGTCGACCCTGCTGCATTGGCAGTTTCGGAAGCATTGTCAGCTTACCAATCAGCAATCATCAAAACCAAACATTATGTTACTGGTATGATGGAGAACAGTGTGGATGTAATGCAGGATGCCGAAGGAGTTTACCTAGTGGGGAATACTGCCACCAGTGTTGATGGATTCCCTTATCCCTTGGCGATTGAAGAAGGGACTGTAGCCCATTGGGTTGCTCCAGTCACATTCAAGGCTTTGCATTGGTATGATACGAAGGAAGAGAAGGATATGTTCTCAAAAGGACATTATGTGAGTGGTATCAAGGCAGACCCTTATGTGGATTACAGTATACAGAATCTTGCAGATGCTGTTGATGAAATCATTGACCCTATAATAAAGAATGTATGGAGTGACTAAAATATGACTAGTATGCTGGAATCGGATTTGACAAGCGACATATTAATCTACAACCTTTTAAGGAGTACTGATGACCCTTTCATAAAGGAATTCAACATCAAATTCATTGATCGTAGCGTTCCTGCGGAAGAGTCCAATACCATCTATATCGCTAACATTGATTTGGAAACTAGGAAAGAAACATTCCACAGTGCAGAATATAGGGCATTGGTCAACATCTTCATCAAGACCAAGCAAACTAACTATCTGGAGGCAAGCCAATATCTCCGTACTGTTGCAAAGCATATCAAGAATGTCCTGAAGAACAATGTGACTATGAGACAAAGGCACATACAATTCAGGAACCATACCTTTGAATACGGCAGCACATATACTTTGAAGGGTTTGCATTTGATAGTTCAGTTGAATGAGATGGAAAGGATGAATGATGATCCAGACATTATTGATGAGGTTACTCTTGATAAGTTGGAGACATATGTTGTTACTGATGATTTATACTGGAAAGAGAAACATAGGCAAGGATAAGTGATGTCTATGGCGAAGAAGAAGATTGAAGATAAAGATGATGGTTTTGACATCCACGAAGCCCTTGAAAGTGTTAATGAATTTATGAGACAAGGATTCAAGGAATACATATGGGATAAGGGAGTCAAGACCGAAAAAGAATTTAAGAAATTACTAAAGGAATATGGGGGATGATTAATTGGCTAACATCGAACCACGAGTTGAAGTTTATGATGTTGAGCAGGTAGCCCAAGTCGGCTATGGTAATGCAGGAAAGATTGCATTGATTGGAGCTTTCCCAACCGCTACTTTCAAATTGGATGTTTTCACTGATTTGGATGATGCAAAGAATGCAGTCAAAGGAGCATACCGTTTGCCAAACGATAACAGTGTGGAGAATAGTGCGAAAGACCCAGTCCCAAACACTTACACTGCATTCTACTGCTTGGATTACATATTCAACACTACAAAACAATCAAAAGGGGCAGAAAGTGTCCTAATCGTAAATACTAACTATGGAGCAGGAAGCCTTGTACAAGCATCAACTAATCAGATGATCGCTGATGCGTGTACATTGTTGAAGGAGGAGGATTTCGACATATTGACTGTAGCTGAAAGCATCGGATTGACTGCAGTAGTTTCAAGTGAAACTGTTTTGAATCCTATCTGGACTACCTTGAAGGGATTCGTTGATTCACAATACCAGTCACAAAGGCCTTTCGGTATCATTACTGGAGTTGATATGACTAGCGGAACCACTGCTATCGTTGACAGTTTCAAAACCTTATTCGCAGACAAGGGAATCTATAAGATTATTGCTACACCAGTCAAAATCAATGGGGATGCGAATGCATTGAACATTGCACAAAGTGGCTGTTGGCACGCTGCATTCACTGCAGGAAGACCAGTGAACAAATCCGAAACTGCAAAGGTTTATGAAACATTGATTGGATTGAACAGTAAGGATGAATACCCAATGAGTGGTACCATTACATATAAGAAATTGTTGGATAGTGGTTTCCACACCACAAGGTACAGGAACCGCAGAACCCAAGCGATTGAATGTTTATCCAACATAACCCCTGCAGATTATGATATGAAAATCGAAAGGGTCAAAAACTATATCGTGAAAAGGTTAAGCCTTCGTGATGTCCTTGGGGATGACAATATCAGACCAACAAGGGATTACCTGAAAGGACTCTTTGAATACGAAAGACAACTTGCGATGGCTAACAATTACCTTGTCGATATGGAATATCAATTGCTGACTGTTGACAGTGAAACTGTACAGGCTGAATTGAAACTTTACATTGCTGATATTATCCGTGTTGTCAAGTTGAATGTACAGGTCAAGATAAGTGCTTATGAAGGAGATGAATAAGGTATGGGAGCAGAAATCTACGATGTAGAGATTAACCTTGATGGTGTACTCATATTATATGCTACAAAAGTCTCTAACAAGAAAAACAAAGACAATTCAACAACCTTAACCTTTAATGGAGATGTAACTACCAGTGCAAAGAACACTGGAGGAACAATCAGTATTGAAGGATTGTATTTCCCATCTGATTTGGATCAAGCTATCGCACTTGAGAACAAACTCAATAGCGATGACATTAAGGTGGTTACCTGCAGCGGAACCAGTTATACTGCAAGTGGTGACCCTTACCGCAGAAGCGTTATCGGTAGTGGAGTAACCATTACCAGTGATGAGGATGAGTGGAGTCCAAGCGATGGTATCAGTCAGAAGTTGGAATTGGCTGTTGACAAATTGACAAGAACCGCAGAAAGGATTTAACACTATATGTTAAGTCCTTTATTTTTTTTTATTTTTTTTCTGGAGGAATGATTTAGTATGGGCAAGGATAAGAAAGAACTGGACTTGGAAGAGTTAATATCACAAACCGAACAGAAGATACTGAACAATGAATATTATGAGGATGTTGAAGTCAGTTATAAGGATGCTATCATCAAGGTAAGGATTAGGCCTATCAGTCAAGCCAAATTCGTAGAGTTAACCAAGAATAAGAAGGCTTTGCAGACTGCAGAATTCAATACCTTACTTATACACGAATGTGTACTGAACAAGTATGACAACAAGCCTTTCACCATAGACCAGATAAACCGATTGTTTACTGGGGGTTTGGCTACTGCCTTGTCAATGAAATGCATCGAAGTGAGTGGAATCAGCATTGACCAGTCACAGTTTGAGAAACTGTCAAATTTTTAGAAGACCTCCTAGATTATGAAGATGGGAGGTTGGGATATATTACTCGTTTCGTTGACAGAGGACTGTTGACAGTTACCTTATCGGAGTATCAATGTTTGAGTCCGTTTCAGGTATTGGCTTTCAAGATTATTGACAAAGAGATTATGAAGTGGAGGGGCAAGCAGAAACCAGTAGTGGTTTACTGACTCCTTTGCTCTCTTATTTTTTTTTAAAGGAATGTTTAATTAAAACACTATCCTATAATTTTACCATTGTTTTAATTAATCATTCAGTTAAAATACACAGATTATCATATTTTTTTAATTTTTTAAACAAGTTTAATCTACATCAAGTTAGATTAGTGAGGTTAGAAATGCCAGAATTCGTAATAGATATAAATTTCAACATAAACAACGATGCATTAACCGAAGCCGAAGAAGAACTCCAATCCTTGAAGGATTCCGCAGAAGATACTGGAGAAGGAGTAGACTCCGCAAATACCAGTATGGATGAATTCAACAACAAGACCGAAGAAGCAAACAAGAATATGCAGGAAACCACCGATTCCGCAATGGGATTGGGAGATGCACTTGTCGGAGTTGGAGCTGCAGTCGGATTGGACAGTATGATCGCAACTGGAGACAATATTAACACCAGCTGGGAACGATTATCCTTAACCTTTGAAGGTACAGGAACAAGTATGGACTCCCTCAAAGGAAAGGCAAGTGAACTGTCTGCAGATACTGGAAGAAGCGGTTCCCAAATAAGAGAATACTTCAACCAGATGGGACTTGCAGGAGTAACCAACACAGAACTCTTGTCATCAAGCTTCACAGCATTATCAGGCAAAAGCTTTCAGACTGGAAACAGCATTGAATCAATGACACAACGAATGAGTATGATGTCAATGAGCGGTAATGCCAGTGCAAGAATGCTCAAGAATCTCGGCATAAATACTAGTGATTTGGCAGATGCAATGGGAGTTACTGAAGATCAGGCTGCAGATACTTTCAAGAGCTTAAGCCAAGAAGAGCGACTTCAAGCATTGACTACTGCTATGGGAGATGGAGCCCAAGCGAATGAAATGTACAAGAATAGTTATGCTGGTTTGAAGGCACAAGCGGAAACCAGTATGGCTGCACTTGCAGGTAGCATAGGCCAATCAATACTTCCTATAGTGATTCCTGCAATGCAAGGGGCAAAAGGCGCAGTCGATGCCTTGACTTCTACCTTTAAGGGTTTGCCTGCACCAGTACAATCAGTTATAGGTGTAATCGGTGGAGGAGTTATGGGAGTTACTGCTCTTGGAACTGCCTTCGGAATACTCGGTAAGGTCGGTTCAAGTGTTGTCGGTGGATTGAAAAGCCTTAAGTCTGGATTCGATGCAGTCCGTGGGGCTATGAGTACTGCAAGGATAATGACAGAAGCATTAAGGAATGCCGAATCAGTAAGCGAAGGGGTAAGGGCTGCATTGGCCATTGCAACTGGTGCAGAAACCACTGCGGAAGGTGCGAATGCTGCTGCAAAGGCTGCTGCTACAGGACCAACTGCAGGGTTAGCAATAGCAGAAAACAGTCTCCTATTGCCTATACTATTGGTTGTTGGTGCAATCGTTGCATTAGTCGCAATACTCTACTACCTGTACAATAATAATGAGATGGTACGGAATGGAGTTAACCTATTGATTCAGAAGTTCCAAGAATTCATAGGAAACCTCATCAATACCGCTTCCCAAGTTGTCTCATTCGTATCGCAGGTAGTCGGATTGTTCCTAAACTGGAACAGCCAATCACAAGCAGTAGTGAATCAATTAATCAGTAATATTGTAAATGCTTTCACAAGTCTTCCAAGCCAGATAAGCAATGCAGTAAGCGGAATAACAAGCATACTTACAAAGCCTTTCACTGATGCGTGGAACACCATATCTGGTACTGTTGATAATATTACTGGAGCATTGAACAACTTGAATCCAGCTAGTTGGTTCGGTGCGGAATATGAAGGATTCAACAGTATAGGTTATGAAGGATTCGACAGCCTAAACTCTGCAATAGGAAACAGCACAACCAGCAACAATAGCAATGTGACTAACAATTTCAATATCAACGGCATCATTGAAGAGGAAGCAAGCCAGTATATCGTTGATAGCGTTAATGGTTACATCAAGAAACAGAATCTAGTCAGAGGGGTATAGATATGGCAGGACATATCGTGTTTGCAGGATGGAACATAAACTATATTGTTGATGAGATAAAAGTAACCAATCCAATGTCTCACAACACCAGTCCTTATGTCGGCAAGACTGGATCAACCACCAGTTATGTTTCATCACAGGGAAGAGTCATCAGTTTCACTAATATTTGCAAAAGAAGCGAAGACAACACCAGCAAGGGGCATCGGATAAATGCGTATAAACACTTGGCAAAGACTTACAGCAAGACTCCGAAAGTATTGACAAGCCCATCCCAATCAAAGCTGAATGGGAATTACATTGTAACTGGCTTCGATTATACGGAAGACACTCAAGGGAATTTCATCTGCAGTTGGGAATTTACTGAAGTATTGAAATTCAATGCTACTCGCAAGACTTTCCGTGTATGGGGCAAAGCAGTCTCCAGTAGTAATAAGGCGAAGAAGACAACTACAAAGACAAGCAGCAACAACTCTACAAACCTATCCAGTAATGTGAAACTGTTGTTGAAGTCCTGTCCTTTGATGAGCAAAGGGCATAGTGGCAAGAAATGTGTAAAGAGCCTGCAGAAGTTCCTGCAAAGCAAAGGATACTACAAGAAATATAAGGTGGATGGCATCTTTGCGATTTATACGGAGCAGGAATTGAAGAAACTGCAGAAGAGCGTTAAGGTTAAGGCTACTGGCAAATGGGATAAAGCCACATTATCCTATTTCCAGAAGAAGTACAAATACCCAACCGACAACAAGAAAAAGAAATAAAGGAGGGTGTGGATTTAGTATGAGTATTGGAACATTGTATTATTCACATTCTACCAGTAGGGCAAATGCCAAATTCAAATCTATACCATTCCATTCGGCTAGCATTGACTGGAAAAGAGAAGAAGCCTCAACTATGAGTTTCAAGTCTCCAGTCAAACTGGAAGAAGCAGATAGGATAAGATACAAATCAGACACTACTGATTTTGGAGGTCAGGTCTATAAGGTCAAGAAGACTTTAGGAGATGACTATTCCTATGAAGTCATTAGTTATCTTCGTTTGTACCACGATAAAGTCACTTGCAGCTATAAGAACCTTACTAGCAGTCAGATAATGAAAAAAGTACTCAAGTTAAGCAAGAACAATTTCCGTACAAGCGGAATAAAACCGACAACATTGGTACATTCCAATCTGAAATGGGAAAACACATCTATCTGGGATATTGCCTTGCAATTGTGCTGGCTGGAACATAAGGCGGGATATGAAGTAAGGGCAAAAGTGGATGCAAACGGAACACTATTGTTCAATTATCTTCCGAAGCAGGAAAAAGGATATTCATTTAATAATGTGTTCGGCTATGAAGAGGAACACGATTCAAGCGATTTGATTACTCAAGCAACAGTATTGTACAATGGGAAGCCTATCGCAAACAAGACAGCATCCTCAAATATTGTAGCAAAATGGGGATATGTGTCAGAGATAACCGACTGCACAACCAATCAGACCAACAAGACCAATGCTGCTGGTACAAAGACAGAAAAGGCATCTGACTTGAAGGATACTGCACAGATACAGAAATACAATATCCCATCCAAAGTTGTCAATCAGGCATTAAGCATTGCAAAAAAGGGCAACAGCGAATATGACAATATGAAACTGTTATATAACTGGTGCAACAAGAACATCGGCTACGAAGGATACAGTAACACAAAATATGGTGCTGCTGGAACATTATCCCATCGTAAAGGCAATTGCTGCGACAATGCTAACTTATTAATTGCGATGGCTAGAAGCGTTGGCATCAAGTGCAGGTACTGTCACGCAAAACAAGGCAGTCAAGGCCATATCTACGGGGAGTATTCTCTCAACAATAAGTGGGTTGTGATTGATACAGGAACACGATCAACAACTCAATATTGGGGGGGACATTGGTCTGGCTTTGGCGGAACCGATAGCAGATATGATGTTTTGCCGTTCTAGGAGAGTGGAAAAATGGTTAAGAAAGGAGTTAAGGCAATCTTTAGTGATGACAAATCAACTGTTACCACTTGGGCTTATCCATCTAAAGCAGGATATGATTATAAATTAGTTAAGAAGAGCTGGAAAAATGTATGTCCGTTTTGCAAGGGGAAGTTCAAGTTCAATCCCAAATCGACAGAGGAAGGGGAATTGACCTGTTCCAAATGTGATGCTGACTTCTGTGCCGTGAGCGGACTTGACAAGGCAAACAAGGTAAGGAAGAAATTAACGCCTGCAACAACTACTGTGAACAAGACTACTAAGGTAGCAGAATCACAGACACAATCCCAAGTCTGCAGCTTGACAAAGGCAGAAGCATTGACAAAGGCAAAACAGATGTTGGATACCAAATCCACATATAAAGGTTCGTTGAAGATTCCAATCATCAAAAACATAAATCTTGGGGACTTGGTAAACATTAACCTAGCAGAATTCCCTGCTACAAAGAAGAAGTCATTGTATATTGATTCTATCAAGGAGGATATTGATAATCAAACTTATACTATTGGTTTAATTGAGGGGAAAAATCATTTAGGCAAATCATATGAAGGTTCGTATATCTTCAAGGATAAGCAGGGCAATATTGTGTCATCAAACAATGGAAACCCATTAAATGCAAAATGTTCAACTGTCAATACTAATATTGGATTGAAGGATAATAGTAGCATCAGCAAGAAGATAAAACTCAAAGGTCAGAAATTGGGAACTGTAGATAAAATCTATAAATGGCTTCGTGTCGGTACTGGTGGAGGAACTGGTGGCTGGAAATACAAGAAATATGCCAACCACATAGTCAGCTCCGAATCAGAGAACAAGTTCGGTGCTAAAAGTGCAGAACGATGCTGGAACACAAAAACAGCCAATTGTTGCGACTTCGCTTGGCTAATGAGCAAGATGGGGGAAGGAGCAGGAAAACAGATTGGCATAAAGAAAGGCACATACACCAGTACAAATGGAGAACAAAAAGGCCATATGTGGAATTACAGCGGTACAAAATACTATGACTGCAGCAGTGCAACCGATAAAACACCTGACTGGAAGAAAGTGGAGAAGGTGAAATAATTATGGAATTGGATGATAGCATTTACGGCTGCGATTACTCCAGTCAAGGAGGAGTAACTGCAACTGGAGACATAGAACTCATAGAAGGATTACCTAATGCCAAACAAAGCATTAGAAACCAGTTATTGACAGAAAAAGGCACATATCCTTCTATTGATGATGAGTATGGCAGTGAAATCTTTGAAGTACTGGGAGAAGACTTTGAAGAGCCAAGCATAGAGGCATTGACAATCTACATTGAAAATGCCTTATTGGAAAATGAAAGGGTCAAGAATATTGAAAGCATTGATCCAATAATAACGATTGACAGGAAACTGGTTATGAATATTAATGTTGAGCTTGTCAATGGTACTGAAGAAACATTGAATATTGAATTTGGAGAATTGGAGTAATGGTTGAAGAAGACATAGAATTTGTTACTTTTGATGGGGATGTGCTTACGAAATCTGATTTCCGTGATGAAATCATAAACAAGTACATCAGTGCAAATATGGATGGATTGACAAAGATAACCGATTTCACAATCGGTTCGGAGGCTTATCACTTGGCAGATGTTATGGCCTCATTCATATTGGAGCATCGTGAATTGATAGACACAAACTATAGAATGTCAATGATTCATACTGCAGAAGGAGAATTCCTTGACAATTATGGGGATATGGTTGGAGTACATCGTATAGGCAGCAGCCCTAGTGTTGGTGAGGTTTCTTTCACTAGATTAGGAACAGATACTACTCAATCAATTATAATCGCTGATGGAAGTCAAGTCTCTACTGATGATGCTATTTCATTTATTGTTGATAATGATGGAGAGGATATTGTACTGGAAGCAGGTGCAACAAGTGTAACTGCACCCGTAATATGTGAACAGGAAGGGGCCTATACAAATGTATTGGCAAATACTGTCACATTGGTTATGGGGGATTTAGGGAATTTGGTTTCCTGTACCAATGCAGCTGCTATGATTAATGGTGCAGACATTGAAACCGATGATGATTATCGTGCTAGGATACTGTTAAGTCCTTATGAGGTGCCTACTGGTACTTTGGCGTGGTATGAGAATGTCGCATTGACATTGGATAGCATACACGATGTCAAGGTCTACAAAGGAACAACCTTGGGAGATGCAGATGTAAACATTATCTACAATCCTGTAGACTGGACTGCAACTGCCTCTGCAGAGACAGACCTGACACAATTATTCAGTATGAAGGAATATGACATTGTCGGGGTTACATTGGATTATGGCTTGGCAGATAGGGAAACAGTACTTGCCAATAGTGACAATTACCTATTCGCAGTATTAGTTGAGAACAATTACACTTTATCCAATCTGAAGTCCAGTATAGTGGAGAAGATTACTCAATTCAATAAGGATGCGATGATTAGCGTTGAATTCAATCCATCAACATTGGCTAGTATTATTGAGAATGAGATAACTGGAATCAATTCCTGCAGAATCGTACAGTATGATGCTGTTAATCAGACTTACACGGAGATTGTTGAGCCTGTGAGTATGGAGGATAGCGAAGTGTATCAGGTTGATTTGACAAGCATCAATGACAGAATCGTTGCATTGCGTTTCAATTTGGATATTGAATTGGAGGAGTAACGAATGGCCTATGATGACAGTTCTTTCTATGGTGATCTAATCGTTGATGAGTACGATGACAAGAACAATTTCGTCGGAACAATCACTAGTGCAGGTTTCTACATCTACCATATATTGGGGGATGCTTTTGACTTGATGAGTGAGCAATGCAGTAAGTTCCTGAACGATTACAGTATATTGTCTGCGGATTCATCTTCATTGGATAATTTCTGGGGGGTCAGCTATAATATGCCAAGGCCTAAACTCAACGAAGGAGAGGCGAATGAGAGATATTTGACTGATGATGAATATCGTGTTTACCTGTACCTTCGCAATTGTCGGTTGATGACTAGAGAGGATATTGAGATAAATATGAACAAGTGTTTCGGCTTGGATGATTACAGTATTTATTTCAGTGTGGAAACCAATTACCTAGCAGGTACAGACCATCTTGTCTATACTCCAACCGTTACAGACACTTCCAATCTAGCGAAGAACGATGATGACACTACAAACGATTACCTAGTCAATCTCGGAAGCGAAGATTCTAGTGTTCATTTGCTGGAAGGGAATTTGAGTGTTGTCAGTGATGTTTTGCAAGTGATAAACCTCCCATATAATGATTGGGATGAGGATTTCCTCTCATTGTTGGAGCAGTACATTACTGTCAAGGGAAATATCAGCATAAGGGAGTACAACCTATGAATATTGATTATGATGCTCTCTTGAATAGTGTTCAGGATAATATTGATGATTCCTTATTGGAGGGTTATGATTTTGATACTGTTTTGAAGAGTGCAGAGATTGTATGGGATGGTACTGCCATTCAGGTGAAGAGCAAGGATTTTGTGATGGTTTTTGATATTATAAGCTATGAATTATTAAGTTATACAGGATTTGATATACGATGACAATTTATGATGATTATTTTACGGCGGATGACAAGCCATTCGTTGAGAATATTAATGATGCATTGTTGGTTAGCAATGTGTTTGATTTGACTGTTCCGATTGAAGTGCCGACTATGTTCAGTAATTCTGCTTGGGTTGATAGTACTAGCAAGAGGAAGTGTGGTGTTACTATTGCTACCTTGAAGGAGGCATTGCCTAGTGGTGTGAGCATTGGCACTAGCAATGGGAAGTCTGTCCTTACTGGGTCTGGAACTGTGAAGTTGGGTTTCTATCCGAACTTCGCAAGTTTTGGTAAGTATAAGAGCATTAGTTGGACTGGCAGTGGGAATAGCATTGTTGTGAATTTGAAGACTACTAGTGGAACAACAATTGCAAGTAACATTGCGAATGGTACTATAACTAGCGAATCTTCAGAATTAAGGCAATTGCAGGAAATCGTAATTGAGATTGTGCTGACTAATGCGACCTTGAATGGTTTAACTGTGGTTATGGAGAATAAGCAACAGACAAGGTATGGTGCAGAATGTGGCATCTCTGATGTGACTGGTTTGCAGTCCAGTCTTGATAGCAAGGTGAATGTGTCTGATGTGAAAAACAATCTTACTTCATCTGATACTAACAAGCCATTGTCTGCGAATATGGGGAAATCATTGAAGACTAGTTTGGATACTCATAATCATGATTCAAGATATT